TTGTTCCAGCAGCAAATGGCGCAATGAACGCCGCAGGTGTTGGCGCTGGCGCTGCCGATTATGGCAACAGCGGATACCAACTTCTTGGCCTTCCAATCATCACTGATGCAAACGTTGGAACCACTTATGGAACCACCACAAATCAGGATGAAATCTATGTCATTGATGCTCGTGAGAACCACCTCTGGGAGCAACCAGGATCACCATTCGCATTGACATTCGATGCAACTGGTGCAGGTTCACTCACCATCAAGACTGTTGTCTATGGATTCGCAGCCTACACAGGCGAACGCTATCCACTAGCAAACTCAATCATTTCTGGTTCAGGATTAGCAACACCATCCTTCTAGTGATTGAATAAATTTCTGGCTTTCTAGTCAGAAAAAATCGGCAAGAGAAGTGACAGATTCCCCCGGCTGTTGCTTCTCTTGCCCCTATAATTCGGGGGAATTATGAAATCAAATCACAAAGTTTCCATTGGCACCTGCGACCCAGGAATGGTTTCAGGTTCCTTCGCTTTTGCGATGATGCAGTTGAGTGCCGCACGATCCAATCGCCTTGGTTCTCACATTCGAATCAAGGGTTCCGGGTTGCTCTCCAAACAGCGCAATCGCGTGGTCAAACATTTTCTTGACACAACAGATTCCGACTGGCTTCTGATGATTGATTCAGATGAACAGTTGAGCATTGAGAATTTCGACAAACTTATTGAAGCAGCTCATCACACAGAAAGACCTATTGTTGCCGGTCTTGTTTTTGCTGCTTTTGATGTGGGCTGGCTTTACCCACAACCGCTTCCGGCCATCTTTATGGAGCAGGAGAACGGATTCCTTCCGCTTTACAAGTACGACAAAAACGCAGTCTTTGAAATTGATGCGGCAGGAACCGGATGTCTTTTGGTTCATCGCTCAGTTCTTGAAAAAATGCGAGAAGTCGCAACGGATCATCAGGGCAAGGATTGGTGCTGGTTCTGGGATGGAGCCATCAACGGCGAATGGGTGGGCGAAGATTTGCTGTTCTGCCGAAGGGCAAAGCAGCTTGGTTTTCCAATTTATGCGCACACTGGTGTGATTCTTCCGCACTTGAAAACATATTGGGTTCAAGAAGCGCACCATGAATTTTGGCAACATAATGTCGCACCAGCGTTGAAAGGTAGAAGTGAAAAAACTTTCGATGTTCAGCCTGATGCGTAAAATTTCAAAACCACAGGAAACAGCAAGCATTCAGCCGGAGTTGGAAAGAGCAATGACCGGAAAAAAAGAAAGAAAGGTCATCAAGCGTGGCAATCACTAACGGATACTGCACTCTTGCAGAATTGAAGTCAGCACTAGCAATTGATACTGGCGACACAGTTGATGATGCCGCACTTGAACTGGCCATTGAAAGTTCTAGCCGAATGATTGATGATTATTGTGACCGCTTCTTCTATCAAGACGGAACATCACAATCACCTGTTTCTCGATATTACAGCCCAATTGACATGTACTATGTTCAAATTGATGACATCGTAACCATCACCGAAATCGCTACCGATGAAGACCTTTCCTTTCAATGGGATACTGTTTGGACTACTACCGACTACATGGTGGAACCAATCAACAATCCACGCAAAGGTTGGCCATACAACAAACTTCTTGCAGTCGGCGCATACATCTTCACCGCCGGATTGCCACAAAGTCTTCGTGTCAAAGGCATCTGGGGCTGGTCAGCGGTTCCTAAAGAAATCAAAACCGCGTGCTTGATACAATCTTCCAGAATGTTCTTGCGCCGACAATCCCCGTTTGGAATCGCTGGTTCACCAGAGTTGGGAACAGTCAGATTGCTCGCCAAACTTGATGCCGATGTTGAAGCACTGATCAAGCCATTGCGCAGATTTGCCGGGATGGTCAAATGATTCCTTCACAGGTTCGTGATGGATTGAAGACAAGACTTCAGACAATTTCTGGACTTCGTTGCTATGACCTAGTGCCAGACCAAGTGAACCCACCAGCTGCGGTGGTGGGGCAATTAGATTTCACATTCGACATTGACAATGCGCGTGGGTTAGACCAGGCAAATGTTGATGTCATTGTGATTGTTCAGCGATTTTCGGAGCGTGCCGGACAAAACAGGTTGGATGCATATCTTGCCGGTTCTGGTGCGGGTTCGATAAAAGCAGCAATTGAAGGTGACAGGACTTTGGGTGGCGCTTGCCAAACCTTGCGTGTCACATCAGCGGAATCTGGATCGTATGAATCCAACGGAAGCATCTTTCTCAGTTACCGCTACCGAATCACAATCTACGGATAAGCCGGAAGGAAAGAAATGGCAAGAATCGTTCTCACCGATGTGCAGGTTCTCATCAACACATCAACAGACATCAGCGATCACATTGCTTCAGTGACACTCAACAGCACTGTCAATGAAGTTCAAACAACCGCGATGGGCAACACCGCAATCACCCGCGTTGGTGGTCTTCTTGACAACAGCGTGACCCTTGAATTCCACCAGGATTTCGCAACCAGTTCAATTGAATCAATTGTGTATCCTCTCATTGGAACAGTCACCACAATGAAGGTCAAACCAACATCATCCGCAACAGGAACAGCAAATCCGCAATATGTATTTTCTGCGCTTGTTTCAGAATGGACACCAATCAACGGAGCAGTTGGCGAACTTTCCACCGCTTCCGTCACTTGGCCAATCAGCGGAACAATTACCAAAACCACTGCATAACAAAAAGAAATGGGGGGTCATCTCATGGATGGCTTACAAATTCAGGTCAATCGAAAGAATGACAAAAGCGATTCCTATCCCCTAAGCCCACGAATCATTGTGGCTTGCGAACAGAAGTTCGGCATGGGGATAGGAAAAGCACTTGAAAGTCAGCGCATGGAAATCTTGTATTTTCTTGCATACGAAGCAGTAAAGCGAAGCGGTGAAGTTCTCAAACCTTATGGTGATGAATTTCTCGATTCACTTGTTTCTGTGGAGTTGATTTCTGACGATTCTTTCGAATCCACCGCGAAAGCCTAACATTTACGATTGCGGCAATCGCGGCTGAAACAGGGATTGATCCGGTTTCCTTATTGGATGCACCACCGGGAATCCTCGAAGCAATCGTTGCATATTTGAAAGACAGAGCGCGAAAGTAAGGTGACACATGGCATCAGATGGTTTGCATGCCAGGGTCACAGTCGAAGGCTTTCAGAGGACAATCACTGAACTGAAAAAATTCGATGCAAAAGCGTATCGGCGCATGAATTCATCCATCCGGCAAGAAATGGCTGTGCTGGAACAAACCGCCAAAGGCTTTGTTTCTAACGCCAGCAGAAGTTGGCGTGGAACACCGCTGAGTGGTTGGCGCGATGTTCCGGCACAGAACGGAAGAACACGCGGGGGTGCTGGCTGGCCAGCATGGAATGAAGGCGAAATCAAAGCCGGCATTTCACGAACAACCGCGCAAGGTCGCGTTGATGTGAACTATCGAACGAACTTGTATGGCTTGAAAAACAAATCGGCAGCTGGTGTCATCTTTGAAACAGCGGGTCGCAACAACAAACTTTCACCATTCAATCGCAAGATTGCCAATATGTTCCGACCAGCAAGGCGAATTGTGTACCGCGCTGTTTGGGAAGATCGTGGCGACATTCAACGCAAGATTGTCAAAATCATGCAAGACACAATCAGAGAAACAAACCAAGGATTGCGTGGGTTCAAAATAGATGGCTAATGTCGGCGCAGTAATCGCACGAATTATCACCCAATACAGCGACAAAGGAAGCAAGGCCGCCCAACGGGATGCCAAGAAACTGGAAAAAAGTTTCGATACCTTTTCCAAGCGGGCAAAACTTGCCTTTGCTGGCGCTGCTGCTGGCGCTGGTTATTTCGCACAAAGACTTGCCAAAGAAGGCGTTCGTGCCGCAGCCGAAGAAGATAAGGCGCTGGCATCACTAGGTCGAACCCTTCAAAATGTTGGACAAGCCTTTGCCATCCCGCAGGTCAATGAATTCATTTCAGCACAACAGGCCGCCCTTGGAGTTTCAGAGGATCAACTCAGGCCAGCATTCCAGCGACTTGTCACTGTTCTTGGTGATGCTGGACTTGCACAAGAACAACTTTCCCTTGCGCTAGATGTCAGTGCGGGAACCGGCAAATCACTTGATCAAGTGGTCATGGGATTATCACGCGCATATTCAGGCAATACTGCCGGACTTTCCAGACTTGGCGCAGGATTAGACAAAACACTTTTGAAATCTGGTGATTTGGTTGCCATCACCGCAGAACTCAACAAGAAGTTTGGCGGTCAAGCAGCTGTCGCCGCAGCATCCTTTGGTGGATCACTAGACAAAATCAAGATTGCTGCTGATGAAGCCAAGGAATCCATTGGTCAAGCAATCATCACCGCCATCATTGGTGAAGGTGGCAATGCTCAGAACCAGGTTGAAGGCTTGACAAAAGGCATTGCCAAGTTCGGTGATATGGTCGCAACAGCCTTCACCTTCATCATTCCAATCGTCAAAGACTTCTTTGGATTCATTCAAAAGATTTTCACTACGCTCAGCAAGATGCGACCAGTCATCACCGCCATTGGAAGTTTGATTGCCGGAGCATTTGTGGCTGGAAAAGTCATTGCCTTCGTCAATGCTATTCAAAAACTTGTCGCCGTCATGAAAGCACTTCGCGCTGCCGCCGCCACCGCTGGCATCGCAACAGCGCTGGCAACTGGCGGTGTGAGCGTTGCTGCCGGTGCCGCTGGCGCTGCGGCGGCTGTGGCTGCGATGGGTGCATCTATTTACGCTGCCAACAAATTGTTTGACAAGTTAGACAAGGCATCTTCGAAGGTCGCCAAGAACAGCAAGACCACTTCTTCCACAACAAATGGAACCATCAAGCCAACAAGAACACTTCAAC